TCTTTTTCTCGGGTCATAATATACAATCCTGGCACTACAAAATGGTTGCTATACGCAAAAGGTATGTGCAAAAATATGTAGTAATAATCCTATTTATAATATTGTACTGATATAAGAACAGTACAACCAGGATTATTTTACCTAATTTATTTTAGTTTTGTTATGCTCTTTGTTATGTTTTATGTTTTCAATATTATCCGTACTTGATAACGTGCGCGCGTGGTCGTTGGCTTTGTGCTCCGAATAGCCATCATCCCACACTATTTTTATTTGTGGCTCTCCAATATTCTCCTGGACAATCTTGTCATTAAATACAGTAACCAGCTTTGAAGCCATCCACCTGGCATGGTGTAACTTTTCCCTGGCCCATTGTACCTGTTGCGGTTCTATATCTGACTCTAATAAATCTTGCATTTTATCAAGCCAGGTCATAGCGCCAACCCGTCTATTTTCTAAAACTTCTTGTTTAAGTTTTGGATCTTCATTCATCCAGGCGTAAACAGTGCTAACATTTGGCATATCTTTGGGCCTGCAAATGCTAGTTAATGAATGGCCCAGCTGTAGCTTTTCGTGTATTTTTTTTAATATATTTTGCGATTTCTTCATATGATTTATTTTTAAATTGTTTTAGTTTTTTTAAAGATATTATTTTTCCTATAAATGATTTTGGCCCTGTACTTTTACCGCCATGATAACGGCAAATATAAGTTCCTTTTTTTGTCAATATTCCTTTTGCCTGGCATTGTTGCCCGTCATATTTTCTTACTGCCTGGCATTGTATCTTTTTTTTGGGTCGTCCTACCATTTTTTTATTAATTTATATTTGATTGTATAATACATTAGTATATATAATATATTATATTATATAGGGGGTATATTATGACTATAACTATTGTTAATGTTTACGGCAGAAAAATCAAAGGTTTGATTTCTCATTTAGGCCGTAGGGTTTTTATTGATGGTAAAAAACTTCCTAAAGCTGCAGGCCGTAACTATCCTGCAGATTGGTCAGAAGATTTTACAATCAAAGTAGCAAAAAAACATTTTAGACAAGGAGCTTATTTAAAATGAATGAAACTGTAAGAAATAGAATAGAAACTATTTATAATAAACCAGTTGGCATTAAAGATAATGAAATATATTTTTTAAACGATACATTTGATTACCAAGATGGCTTTAAAGGTGCAACAGGTTTTAGTTTAAGACCTTTAACCAGAATTGAGGTTGAAGATTTAAACAATGATAATAATGCAATAGAATATTACCGAGATATTTGGGTTGAAACTGTTGCCATTGGTAAAACAGATCAAGGTCTCGAAGATTTTGCCAGTGATTGTATTGATGAGCAAGATGGTGACTATCCTGGTCATGATACTTCATATCTTGAACACTATGAAGAAGCCAAAAAACATTTTGATTTTAATGTTGAGTCTTTTCAGTGTGGTTCTGGTGGTCGTTGCTTTAATAAAGATTTATTAAATTCGTTTGATAAAGTTATTGATCAAAAACTAATTGATATAATTAGGAATTTTGAAGATGCTTAAATTTATTGATCTTTTAATTGAAGATATAAAAAAAGCAGATGGAGAGCAAAAAGTTTTATTAATATTAAGTGCTATCCAACTAACAACAATCGTTATTGTTTTACCTTTGTTAAAATGTTGATTGTTAATAAATTAAAATCATACAATAGCGGGTTTATACCCGCTGTTGAGTGCCACAGCTGTGGGAATCGTTTTATTACATCCAGCACAGATAATAAAAAACTTTGTAATATTTGTAAGAGTGAAACAAAAAATATTACTGCTTATGATCTCCTGGACTGTGATTGTTACCAATGCAAACAAATTAGAAAGGATCTTAAAAAATGACAAACTTTGAAAATAGTACAGTTTTTACTTCTAACGATGGTAGAAACATAACATTAAAATGCAAAGAAACAGATAAACAAATTCGTTTAGATGTTTATGCAATTTTGCATTTTATAAAAAATAAAAGTATAAATATAAATTATACAGAAGTATTAAACAGGCCAAAAAAATGGGGTTATCATCGTTTATCATTTGATGAAACAACTAGATTTTTAAGAAAATAAATTACTTACGATAATTAAACCCTCTAATTTTTATTAGGGGGTTTATTTTTTTCTTACTATCATATATTAGTATATTATGACATCCAGGCAATTAAAATTATTTTTAACTAAACACAAGATGACCCAAGGCGATCTATCTAAATTGTTATGGGATACTGCAACAACAAACGATAGAAATATAATATCACGCTGGGTTAATGGTGCTACAAACCCGCCTAGATATTTACATAAATTTTTACTAATTTGTGAGAAACACAACGAACTAAAAAAATCCGACTAAATTCGTTATTATATCATTTTCTTAACACAATTTTGTCAATCATGTCATTAATTTTTTTATGACCCTGGTACAACTCTAACCATAAACGAATATAAGCAATCTCTTCTTCAAAAATAACCTTAACTTTTCTTCTATCTTTACCGACAAAACGGCCAATCTGTGAATATGGAAATTTTTTAGCACGCAGCCAAATGATTTTTTTTACTTCAAGATCCTCAACTATCTGACCTAACAAAATACTAGCAATCCACCACCGACTAATATCCTGGCTGCTTGGTCTGATGATGTACTCAATATTATTGTAAGAATATCTATACATTTTTTCTTGCCTGGTTTCTTGCCAGGGCATAGTCAATCTTTGTTTTTTAAAAGGAGCTGGTAGTCTTTTATCTGTTACAGCTGCTTCTTCAAATAATTTTACAATATCGTCTGAGGTTATTCTAGGCATCCTAAGTGTTTAGCAAATTCATCAGCTCTAACTTTATCATCCCAATTACTACTTCTTTTTAATTCTAAATATGCTTCTGACTTAGATGTACTATTTGTTTTTACATAGATTCTATGAGCAACATTTTCTGGATCATTATAAGCTTTTCTTTTTCCAGATTTATACAACTTAACATTAGCATTAGTATTTATAGCAACTTGGCTTACTAATTTTTTTACCATGGATTCATTAATGGATTTATTAATGGATTGGTCGGCCGCCTGTGACCCCCTTTTTTGGACACTATTGGCCTGTGTTACGGACAATTTTGTCAACTTTTCATAATTAATTTTATAATCTGTAGCTTTACCAGGACAACCCTTTTTTATTTTATAAATAAATTCATGCTCTATAAGTTCATTTATACCCCTACGAACAGAACGAACACTCATGTTTATATCTAAGGCAATTCTTTTATGGCTAGGAAACAACGCCTTAGTTTTACTATTTTCACGATTTAACAACGCATACATTACGCATCTAGTAGAGTTCTGCAATTTTTGATTGGACATAACGAGGCCAAGCAAGTTCCATTTATCGACTAACATTAGAATAAAATACTAATTATTTTGTTAATATGATGTGACGGAGTTTTTTTTAATAAATTTGTAACTACAAAGTTATGTTTTTTTCCTATTGATCTTGCAAGTTTAGTTTTGTTTTTTGTCAAGAATTTGTAAGCTAAATGAACAAAGTCTACTCTTGCCATAATGTATTGTTGATTTCTTTTTGGTCCAATAAGATCTTCTTTAGAAATATTATGTGCAGCACAAACAACTGAAGTTATTCTGGAGAGACTAACTATTTTATATTTTTCTTGTGGTTTAGGATGTAGAACATTTATTAATTGTTTTAACTTTAAAACTTCTTCTTCAGTAAAATTTATTTCACGCATTTATTTATCCAATCTAATAAATTCGGATTATCTTTTAAAATACCTGTAAAAGCATGACTAAATCCATTGACGACAACTTCTTCTGTAGCTTCTTTCATAAGATGCTGGTTATAAATTACATGGCTTATTTCGTGCATTAACACCAAAACGCTGTAAGAATTAGATCGTTCAGCAATCTCTTTATCTATTAATATTATTTGTTTTGTTTCATCATAGCTGCCCTCATCATTAGCTACATTGACTAATCCATCATAAAGGCGGACAAATATGTCCGTAGACCCTACTTTGATTTTAGTTGGTATAGAAATCGTTTGGCGTAACTTGACCATTAGTAGCTTCCATAATTTTTTTCATGTTATTTTTACTTGGTATTGAAATACCTTTTAACCAAGTATGAACTAATCTAGCTGGGTTTGTAGTGTCATCAACACCTAGCTTTACAGCCAAATTATGCAGTGTTTTTATATTATTTTCCTTTGACCAATCATTTAGAGTCATATGCTAAGTCAATTAACATTATTGGGTAATTTGCACAATATAAAAAATAATGTTTGCTATTTCTTACAATAGGATTTAAAGCTAAAAGTATTATGGTCAATCCTATGAAAAAGTTAGTAGATGCTCTCAATGAACAGGGTCTTACTCAGTTATGGTTGGCAGAAAAGATTGGTACACATGAAACACATCTTAATAAAATTTTAAAAGGAAAGGCATCTATGACAAAAAGAATGGCAGCAAGAATTGCCAGTCTTAGTGAAATAGATATTACAGAAGAAGATTTAATGTATCCTAAGTTATCTCTCAATGTTATTGGCCAATACTTTACTGATTATCCAGTTCAAATATATCAAATTGATAGACCACAAGTAAATTTATCAATACCAATTTTGCCAACATGGTTTGGTGTATTTGATAGAGGTAATAAAAATAAAAATAGTGTTTTTCATTCACCAGCTAATAAATCCTTGTTAGAAATTTACGACAGCTCATTTCAAAGAGATGAAATTGTAGACGAAAGAGCAGTAGGTAATTTTGCATTAATTTGTACTGAAAAAGATGAGTTAATAAGCTGTAAATTAGGCCAATTTGATAAATCATGTCAACAATATCAATATTGGACTCATTATTCGTCTAATACAAAATATACTAAGATTAAATGGTCTTCAATATTACTTAGTACTATAAATATGAAAGCATTATCAGAGGAATTTGATTGGGATATAGATTAATATTGGTTTTTTTACACAAGTTTATTGACGACAATTAGGATTTAATGCTAATAGCTATCTATGGATAGCATTATTCCAGAATATTACTTAAACTTTGGTCTAGATCATAGCTCTCCAGCGCAATTTACAAAACCAATTGACTGGTGGATATGGAATTACGCAATAAACGATCAGAAATACAGAAGATTAAGACCTAAAAGTCCAAATATGATCGGTGGTAATGCTGTCCAGGGGGATAAAACAAGATCATTTATACACCCTACTACAGAAAAAGAAGTTTATATCCAGGCACATGGTCTTGGTGCTTATTTGTTTGAAAAACAGACCATAGAACAAGCAATTATATCTGCTGAAGAATATTGCGAAGATCAAAAAATTTTGTTTTCTGGAGATGATTATGAGCATTTTGAGGAAGTTATTCAAAGAACTTCTAAAGCTATTAGACGGGGTATAGATGCAATAAAGGAATTTGGCATAGATAAACAAAAAGAATTAGCATCAGAAGATGATGTTGAATGGCAATACCCTGGTATAGATATAACAACTGTAGGCAAAACGGATATACAAACAAAAAGCCATGTATATGAAATTAAAACAACATGGTTTCGTAAAGGTGGCAGAAGTAAAAAAGAAAATAAATTATTATTTAGATCCAACAGCTTACCAAGTAAGCCCATGTATGATCACTTATTACAAACTTCATTTTATTGGAAAGCTACAGGCAAAGAACCAGTAATTATTTATATAACAGGCAATCCAATAAAAGATGGTAACGGCTATGTTATTTTTACAAAAGATAATTGTGATGAACTAACAAAAGATTATCTTGAAAATTACATTGAAACAGCAAGACAGACACAGCTGGTAAGACAAAATTTATTAAAAATATCCAAGACAAAAAAAGACATAAAAAAATATGTGCAGCTTAATTTTAACAATAGTTTTTATTGGAACAATTTTACACAACAGGAAAAAGAGGAGATACAAAAATCATGGGTATAAACTTTATAGGATATGGAAAAGTTATTTGTTCTAAAGAACAATGGCTTAACATGGATCGTGAAGAAAAATTAAAAAAAGAATGTAAGCAAAGAAAAAACAATCCACCAAAATTTTCAAAATTACAAAAAGAATTAATAAACAGAGTTACCCTGGAGTTACAAAAGTAATGGCAAAAACACCAGATCAACAAACATTAAGTCTTTTAAAAAATTATAAATTTAATGTACCAAAAGAAAAAACTGTATGGAACTGTCAAGGAACCTGGGTATTTCATTACAAATATATTGAGGAAATAGGCAGACAAGCAAAAGTTTATGTAGAATCACTTGAAACTGTTGAGCTTAATACAGAAAAAAGAATAGCAGTTATTAAGTGTGTAGCACACACAGACAAACAAAAAGTTATTACATACGGAGAGTCATCTCCTCATAATACTTTTAATAAATATCCTGTAGCTATGGCTGAAAAAAGAGCCAAAGGTAGAGCAATATTAAAACTTGCTGGGTTACATGGGGATTTTTATGAAGATGAGTTTTCAGTAGAGGGCAGTAATTCTACTGAAGAAAAAGGCACTAATACAAAACGGAATAAGTCCGCTAGTAGCAGCTCTAGTGCCTTACTACCTAAAGATTGGGAGTCTATGGATCTTGCAGATCAAGTACGACATTTCTTCGCCGAAATTGAAAAGACTTCCAATCTAAAGGAGTTAGACAAAACAAAAGAGCCATACAAGGAGTGGTTTGATGACTTAGCTAGAAACGACAAAAAAGAAATTGTTACGGCTTTAGATAACAAAATTAAGGAGTTTAAAAAATGACTGAATTTAGTTTATATCTTTTTCCAGGAAAAGAGCTTAAAGAAACTTTAGACAAACATATACAAGCTGATAAAAAATATCCGTTAGGAGAATCACTTACACTAGAAGATGATAAAAATAAAAGTGGTTTCACTATAAAAGAAGATGTAACTTTTAAAGCTGGAACAAAAGTTCATCTAAATGTTTGGGCAGCACAAAATAAAAATGCAAAAACTGTGTTGCGGGTTTCAGTAACTGACTTTGAAACAGGTTATGCAAAGTCTATGAGTTACAAAAAAAATAAACCAATAAAAAAACAATCAAGTGAGGATGATGATGTTGATTTCAACTTCGGTTAGATTGTTAGATACAACAGCTGTGGCGGGTATCATTTATAGCGACTCGCCATCGCTAACTAAACAAGCAATAAAAAATAGAATTTTACGATTAAGAAAACAACACCAGCTACCAATGAAAAAAATAGGTAACAGGTATCTTATTAGTGTTGATAATTTAAACAAGTGGATAGAAGAAAAAAACTTATAAAGGAGCGCGAAGCTTATTTAGAAAATTTAAATAAAGCAGCAGAAAAACATTTAATAGAAAAGTTAGGGTTTGATAAAGAATGGGTACGAAAGTCAATGAAACAACTAAGAAAAAATCAAAAGATGAAATAATGAAAGATAATCAAATTATATTAGATTTGTATGAAAAGAAAATTGAAGAAAATATGAAGTTAAGACAAGAAAATAAAAAGTTACAAGACGATATGAATAAATTTAAAGAGATAACAAAGCCATGAAACTTAAAGGTAAGTACTTACCAGACCTGGAAAAGAAGTCTGATTTAAGAGAAGATGATGAAAAAGAAGTATTAAAAGTTATGTCACAAATAACTAAAAAATTAATATTATGTTCTGCTGATCCATGTAACAAAGAAGCAAAAGTTATTGTTGATAAGTTTCCCTTTTGTGCAGAACATGGAATAGATTACCTAAAAATACACAAAAAAGACAGGGTACTGACCTAAACGCATAACAAAACGCATAACAAGTTTGTTTTTGTAAAAAAATTATATTAAAAAATGGCTGTTTTCTGGTCGGGGAGAAAGGATTCGAACCTTCGACCCCCTGGTCCCAAATCTGTATAACATAGGTTTATTGGGTTTCATAGGGTTTCATTTGGTCTCATTTAGTAACGCAAAGTTTCATGTAGTTTCATAC